CAAGTGATGCTGCTGATGGTAGAATAGAAGGAGCGATGCAATGAGCAAATCACGGCTGGCAAAGATCGCAAATCATGAAACAAACAATCAAAATCATCATTGCGATTGTGGCAGTATTATCTATCATCATGCTGATGCCACAATCTACCGCACACGTTGCGGAGATCGCACACGCTGAAACGTCACAGGATGACCACAGCGATGCGATTGCAATTGAGATGATACATTCATCATCTTCTACCGCTTCCACTTCCCTTGCTGCGGAAATGAGCGCCACAGAAGATGTGAGTGCAACAATAGATCAGCTAATTTCACAGGCAGCCGAAACGTATGGAGTGGCCAGATGGATTCTGGATGCAGTGATCAGTTGTGAAAATGCGCCGCGTGATCCAGATCTGCAATCGCGTCACATCTATCACTTCACAGATGCGGCGCGTGGGATCTTCAAAGGTGATCAAGAAAAGTCATTTGGCTTGGTGCAGATTTCACTTCCCCATCATCCAACAATTTCACACGCGCAAGCAACTGATCCAGAATTCAGTATCAATTTTCTGGCCAAGCATGTTGCCGCTGGCCATGGAGATTGGTGGACGTGCTACAGAAAAATCATGTATTATTGATCACGGTGCAAGTGGAGATGCATCAACATTTAGATCCCACACCACGGAGATCCGAAAAAGCGCTTGTGCGAACATGGGCGCTTTTTTGTTTTCCACATATCCACAGCATAGGCATCTGATGCAGTATGCTATTCTGTTTGTACACAGCGGAAGGGGTGATGAACTTCATGTGTATATACTTTTGGCACAACCAAAAAAGCATTCCGCGAAGGACAGAGGGGAAACCCATGGCGCGCCAAACGCCATCATCACACTGTCTTTCGCAGAGTGCTTTTTGTATTATTGGATAATCATTGAGAAACTATGGCCAACAGAAGAATGTTTGCAAAAGACATTGTGGATTCTGATGCGTTTGTTGAAATGCCACTATCCGCACAAGCGCTGTATTTCCACATGGGGATGCACGCTGATGATGATGGATTTCTATCGTCACCAAAGCGGCTGATGCGCGCACTTTCATCAGCTGAAGATGATCTGAAGATTCTGATTGCGAAGCGATTTGTGCTGCAATTTGATGATGGTGTTTGTGTTGTGAAGCACTGGAAAATGAACAACAACATTCCCAAAGATAGGTACACGCCGACAGTGTACGGGGAGCATTTTGCCACACTGGAAGTGAAGCCCAACAAAGCGTATTCATCAGCATCACATGCGTGTATACAAACTGTATACAAATCGGATACACAGGTTAGGTTAGGTAAGGATAGGATAGACAAGAAACCCGCGGCAAGCCGCGAAGGGTCAAAACCGAAAAAGTCAGAAGCTAAATTCACGACACTAGGCGCAGATGTGATCAAAGGATTTGAAGTAGTAGATCCAAAAAACAAACTTTACTACAACAACACGGCACAACGTGCAGCAGCTGATTTTTTGATTGAAGAATACGGATTTGAAGAAGTGATCAAGCGTGTCAGTTTTTTGCCGCGAAGCAACGTCACTGACTTTTTTCCGAATATCACCACGCCTTGCCAACTGCGTGACAAATGGGTCACACTAGAAAATGCTGTGGATCGATACCGAAACAAAAAGCAGGGTGCTGCCAGTCAAGTTGCATTCTAATCAAAAAAGTATGGAATCAAAATACAAAATCAAAGTGATCTGCGGCTTCCGTGAAGATCAAGAATATACGATTGATGCCAAGGAAGCGCACAAAGCGTACTACCTTTTCAATCAAGCGACTGTGAATCCAGACATGCGCGGCAACTTTGCTGGCGGTCTGTCATTGATGGCCAAAGATATCCGCCGAATCGTGCCAGACTACATCGCCACAATGGGATGGAATCCATCGCATCGAATCACTGGTGCTGACTGGAATGATATTCACAAGGCAGGGATCATGGCCAAGATGCAAAACATCATGGTGACAGCGCAGCACGTTGGCAAGATTGGAGATACAGCGGATCTAGCCGTGCCGTTGCATGAGCTGATGAAAAGCAAGTATGCGCAGATTGAAGCTGGATCACCATACGCGCAGAAGGTGCTTGGCCAAAAGTAATCCACAGCATGGCCACTTGCATCGTACACAAGTGATGTGTACAATACAGGTATTACAAGATAACCATTGAGAATCTATGAAACATGCCGATCCAGAATGTGACGAATGCGGCGGCGAAGGGATAGTGCGTACACAAGCACAGGTATATCCACATGAACCGCACACTGCTGACATTGGCGAACAAGATTGCATTTGCACACTAGACGAATTATAAAAATAATCATTGAGATTTATGGAAGTACAAAACACAAAAGATCAGCCGCGCGTGGCCAGCATGATGATGATGGTATACGGCGAAGGTGGAGTTGGAAAAACAACTTTTGCTGCATCATTTCCAAAGCCATTGCTGTTGGATTTTGAAAACGGATCGAAGTATTTTGGGGAGCGTGGGATTGAATTGGATGTAGCAGTTTTCAAAGACTGGCTGACAGCTGAAGATAAGAAGCAGCTGCATGGAATGATTCCAAACTACGAAACGATCATTGTTGATCCAATTGGTGAAGCGATGGAAAAATTGATTGATGGCAAAACGATCATCGGATCAAAGAACCGCCAAGGTGACGGATCATTGACGGCTGCTGGATGGGGATTGGCAAAGAAGGAGATGCGAAACTTCATCAAGTATCTGCGTGACACTGGCAAAAACATTGTGCTTGTAGCACACGTTGCTGAATTCATGGATGATGAACAACTTGTGAAGCGGCCAATGATTGCCACAAAGCTATCTGCCGAACTGGTGAACATGGTTGATGCCGTTGGCTTCATGCAGATCATCAGTGTGAATGGTGAAGAAAAGCGTGTGCTTGCAATGGATGCCAGCAACGCCAAGTACATCAGCAAGGATCGAACTGGCAAGCTAGGAAAATACGTGTCACCAGACTACAACTACATCCACGGATTGTTGAATGCTGATGCACCAAAGACACCAGCAACGCCTGCAGCTACTGAAGCCGCACCAGCGCCAGCTGAAACTGCCGCACCTGCAGCAGAAGATAAGCCAGCGCCAAAACTGACAAAGAAGCAGCAGCTGATTGCTGAAGCGCAGGAACGTGAACTGGATGCAGAACAAGATCTTGAAGCAATGACTATTGCGCAGCTTGAAGATGCGATTGAACAATTTGACGCTGATAATTCCAAAAAATAGTATGGCAAAAAAAGTTGAAACCGTACCAATGGAATTCTATGATGGAGCGATCAAGATCGACTTCTACCCAAACAGCCACAGGTACAAAATCGTTGAAGAAGATGGTGAAGCCATGAAGGAATGGATACCGTCACCATCATCAATTTTGAACATGCTGGATAAGTCTGGCCAGCTGGTGCATTGGGCTGTGAATTGTTTTGAAGAAAAGATGCTGGAGCTAGCTGGTGAAAATCCAGAATCAGTATTCAGCAAAGATGATCTTGTATCAATGATCACTGAAGGCAAGCAAGCACACACAGTGAAGAAGGATGCTGCAGCCAGCGTTGGAAGTATTGTTCACGCATACGCGGAACAATTTTCCAAAGAAGGCAAAGCAGATCTGAATGCTGAAGATATGGAAGCGCTAGAGCCAGCCGATCATCAGAAGGTGATCAATGGTGTAGCTTCATTCCATCAGTGGATTGAAGAAGCAAAACCAGAATTCTTGAAGTCTGAATTTTCTGTCATGAGCCGCAAGCAGCGCTTTGTTGGAACTTCAGATGAATTGGCCAATGTGTATGGCGGCAAATATCTGCTGGATTATAAAACCAGCAAGGGTGTATACACCAGCCACTTCTACCAAGCCAGTGCGTATCTGAAGGCGTATGAAGAAGAACACGGGGAAAAGTTGGATGGCGCGATCATTGCGCACATCGTCAAAGATGATTACACACGAAAGGATGGAAGCGTGATTACCGCTGGATCAATGGGCATCGCCACATTGAGCCGTGCAGATCTGGTGACTGGATACCAAGTATTCAAAGCACTGCACACTGTCTACCGCCTTGATAAAGAAGTAAATAAAAAAATCTATGCAAGTCAAACGATTCAATATAGTCAATCCTAAAAAGTACACCAGCAACAACGAAGAAAAGACGCATTGGGCGCAGATCGGTACAATGACGGAATTCCACAAAGAAGATGGATCAATCAGCCGCATCATGGAGATGAATGATCGAAGTGAAACATTTTCACTATTCCCGATTGAACCAAAAGAAAACAATGGTGGCGGAAATGCACGGCCAGCGCCAGCAGCAAATGCAGGTGGAGCGCCAGACTATCCGCAAGAAGAAATCAATCCAGAAGATATCCCATTTTAGAAACTAACTTGAAGGCTTGTGCCTTCTACCGTGTGAATGATAGCGATCATCACTGGCTGCTGTGTACCCACAATGCCGCCTACCACAGCCGTATTGTTCACACGATTGAAGGCACAACCAAACCAAATCACTATGGCAACAAGAACCGATTGGAAAAAGAAGCATGAAGATCTGCTGAAGCGATCAGCTACAGAGCTGAACACAAAGCAGGGAATCATCACGCAGCAACGGAAGGATCACCAACGCAACATGGATGCGATGAAAGTGGAGCGAAACAAGGCTACTGATCGTGCCAATGAATTGCAGTTGGAACTGAACACTGCCAAGCGCGATCTGGATGGTCTGACTGTGCAAATAACTGCGCACAAAGATGATGCTGAAAAGATGCGTGGCACAGCTGCACATTGGCTGGAAAAATTCACCAACTTGAAAAGCGCAGTTGAAGCAGTAATCAAATTATAGTCATGGCAAAAAATGAATTCACAGTCAAAGTGATCAAAGGTCAAATAGATTGCGGCAATCGCAGAAATCAATGGCGTGAATTCCTTGCTGCCAATGAAGGCGGATACTTGAAAGTTGCAGAATACAAAACGGTCACAGGTGAAATGCGGCGATTCTTTGAAGGTGCGGTTGTACCGTACTTTGCACTGCAGCACTTCATTCCAGCTGGTGACATCACAGAACAGGTCATGGATGGGCAGAAATGCGCCATCTTTGAGCAAAAACATGCGGAGCTGATAGATGGGTCAAGTCAGCTTCAATACCGCCGTATGAGCCAAATTGAAGCGCGTGAGCTATTGAAGAAAAACTTTCATGGAATGTATCTGCGCGATTTGGATGGCGATCTGACAAAGATTTCAAAATCCACAACGCAATTGAGCAAAAAAGGATTCATGGCATTCATCGAACGCTGCACGGATTATTTCATGGAAAACGGATACATCGCACCAAATTCAGAAGAATACAAGCAGTGGATGGATACGTCACCAATGATTGGTGAAATATATCCGCCACTGGCAGAGCTATTCAAAACCAGTGCAAAAGAACTGGCGCGGCTGAATCAAGAAGATCAGATTGCAGCATAGTGATGGGATCATTATGAGCTAACACATTGAGAATGTATGGCAAAAACAGAACACAAGCAGGACTGTCCAACGTGCCGCCAGTCTGCAAATATGCGTGAAGAAAAATTGAGCGCTGAAATGATGCAGACACTATGGCGCGTGTGGCTATATTGCAAAGAAAAGAAAACAGACGAATTCAAAACCAGTGAAGTTGGCAGCTTGGTGCATCGCACTGTATACGCCAACTTTGCCAAGCTACGTTTTTTTGATGTAGGTGTGGTGATGGAAAAATCTGGCAGTTATCGAATACTGCCAAACCGATTGCGTGAAGTATTTTTTGACGGTCAAGAATTCAGACACGTGGTGCTAATTGATCCGCTGCACGCCATGAAGGGTGGCGCACGGATGAAGCCAATTGCTTTTGGCACACTGGCAGAACTGCCAAACTTATCAGATATGCTGGATGAAGATGGTGAATACGTGGTGCAATATCGCAACCACGCGCAACCAGACGGCCAGCAACAAACAATGTTTTAGTATGGAAATGATAGCAATAGTGGGAATGTGGGTACTTTATTTTGTGGCAATCACGGTCACATCAGCAGTGGCGTATGGAATAGGATCTGCACGGCAAAAGCTGCGCAGTTATCGTGACGGCGTGATTGATACCAAGCGTGAGATTTCAGAAAAGATAGATGCGATCTTGTGTGACGAAAATGACGATGCGGAATCATTTGATGATCTATTCCGACTGTGTGAAAAAATGAATGAAGATGTGTACAGGCTAGAAAACCAGAAACGATGATAGCTGTGGAAATGTACTTTGATGGTGGCTGCAAAAACAATGGCCAGAAGAATGCCAAGGGAAGCTATGGATTTGTGATCATGCAGGGTGATCAAATCATCAAAGAAGGATCTGGAATGGTCACAGGTGAAAGCTACGTGAGCAACAACGTCGCGGAATACCATGGATTGATCCGCGGCTTGATCGCAGTGGCACAGATGCTGCGCAATGAAGAATTGCCACGTGATACACACGTCACTGTGCAAGGTGATTCCAACATGGTGATCAGCGTGATGGCCAAAGAGTGGGGAAATAAAAATGGATACTGGCGGCCACATCCAAAGCATCCACATCTGCAGCGGCTGGCTTTGATGGCTGATGGAGTAGCAACCACACACTTCACATCATTCAATTTCCAGTGGGCAGCGCGAAAACATAACACGCACGCTGATGCATTGGCATCTTCAGAGCTATGAAGCTGAACAATCCTTTTCCAGCATGGGTGCGTGAGCTGTGGCGTGATCATTTTTGGTGTGCTGTCTGTGGCGAAACAGGCCAGCTAGAGCTGCACCACATCACAGGCCGCGATTCATGCGCGGCTGTGAATGGTGTGGTGATCTGTCCAGATTGTCACCGCACAGTTGGCCATACCAATGAAGAAGAAAAGCAATTCTTCATTTACACATTCAGCTGGCTGCAGGGATTGGGATACCAGTTGCGCGATAATGATTTTGACTATCTGGCAGCACATCCGTATTTGATAGCTGGTGAAGAAATGGAAGCAGACGTTGTGCATTATTGTGCAGCAAAAAGCAGCATGTGATGCTATAATGACTGGTGTGATAGAAATTGTATTGCGTCCGCCGCCGCCAACAACTGGCCATCTGTACAAGAAAAGCAAGTACGGAATGTACATGACGGATGCTGGCAAGCGGATCAGCATGATCTACAAAACCACGCTTCACAGGGAATACTGTGAAGCTGTGATTGCAGATGATGTTGAACTTGAAATCCAATACTTCTTTGGTGATGCGCGAAAGCGCGATATTGATAATTATAAAAAAATACTTTTGGATTCCATGAGTGGGATTGTGTACGCAGATGATTCACTGATTCAAGCTGATCACACGTACAAGGATATTGATCGTGATGATCCAAGGGTAGTAGTAAAAATACGAAAATGGCAACCATCAAAGAAAAAACTGTGGTGATCCCCGATCACATCCAGCGCAAGATTTATGATTCACTAATTGAAAATGGTGAAGTTGTTTTGTGGGGGCTTGGCAAGATCACAATCAAGCACGTCAACAAAGGCGAACGCTACAACATGCAGACAGGCAAGAAGAAACAGAATAACTATATTGCACCTTTTTTCAGTTTGTCACGGCGTGCAAAGCGGATCTTGGATGCAACTATAATTGGCAAAAAATCAATCTAGTATGTCACTGAAACAAGAAGATAGAGATCTACTGATGAAGGCTTGCAAGATGGCTACTGATGCGCGAACGCGCCAAGCTAGATTTGAAAAGAAGGTCACGAATATCTTGGAAAACAAACTGCCAGAGATCGTAGCCAAAGCTGTGATTGAAAATGGATCTGCACCAGCAGCCAAACCAGAATACGGATGCACTTTTGACTTCAGCAAAACCAACGTGCCGCCAGAGCTTCAGCAACAAATATCACAGCAGATCGCTGTGAGTGTTTCTGGTGTGTGTAGAATGTTGGATATACAAGGATCATTACAAATAAAATTCACAACCAATCGTCATGAAAACTAATCATCAAAAACTTCACAAATCATTCACTGATTTCTTTGCAGAAAACCGTGTGCGACAGCTGGCCAATTTCAAAGTGCGGCTGATCATTCCAGCTACACGCGCAGCTGAATTTGTCATTGGCCGCATGGAAGCTGGCCACGATCACAAAGAATCAGTGGATTGGCTTTTTGAAATGTTCACCATTTCTTCACCAGTTGGCGCAACTGATATTCCAGAATCACAAGGGATTCCGATGCTGCTGGAGATGGTACAGAAGTCTGGCATTGAGCCAGCAAACGTGTCGAAGGCTGATGGCGTGACTGCAACTGGAGTGGGTGCAAGAAGCAAAGCAAAGGTGGCCAAGGATGCTGACATTGCTGCAGCTGTAGAAGAAAATGCGGCCAGCAAGGGTCAAGCATCAATGGCATCTGCACCAAAGAAGCGTGCTACTAATTCAAAAAAATAGCGTATGGCAGTCAAAGACAAAAAGAAAAAAGCAGAAGTTGAACCAGCACGCAAATTCACTGTGGTGCGGCCAGATACTGTCACCATCGTGCGTGCCGTGAATGGCTTTGTGATTGATCCAGATATTGATGGAGCTGGTACGTGGGTAGCAAAAGACGTGAAGCAGCTGGCTGAAGAAATTGAAAAAGTATTCAGTGGAGTGCCAGCATACGATGATCAAAAAGTTGAATCAATAACCGAATAACTATGAGCCATAAACAAGATACAAAAATTGCACAAGCGCAGCGCCGACACGTTGCCAAGATCACCAACAAGCAGATTGATGTCATGAAGCTAGCCGTGCGGCCAAAGAAAAGCTGGATGCCAGAACGCCTGCTGATCTGGATGATCCGCCAGTTGTTCACTGCTGACTTTGCCATTCTGGTATATGACACCAGTATGCAGAAGATGCACATGGCACGCTATGAGCGCGCAAAAGAACTGCGTGAAAAGGCAGCAAACCGTGCTGAAGCTGATGCACTTATGCACAAGCGATAGTTTGCAACGTACACATCACTTGTGTACAATATGAATATAACAACATAACAAACCAGTGATGAACAAAAAATTTGGCAGTGTAGTGAATGAAGCAGATATCCGCCGTGAAGCTACTGATCTGACAGAGCGACTAGCCGCAGATCTGATGAAGAAGGTGCAAAAAGATGATCATTTCAAATGGGCAATAGCAGCTGGATGCGAAATCGAAACGATTTACCATGACGGCAAAGTCACAGTGCGCACAGCAAATCCAGTAGCAGTGCAATTCTTTGGTGGCACACGTGTGATCGTCAGTGAAAAGAGATCTGATGATCAAACACGGGTCACAAAGATTGATTGCAACATGCACGACAAACCAGAAGTGTTTGAAAAAACTGAATGCAAGCCGCTTGGCACATTCAAAACCAGTACAAATCATGCCAGTCAATAAACTACAAAAAGCAGAAAAGATGCTTGGTCAATGTGAATGCGGAGCTGTGAAATTTATATACAGCGGCAACACACACTGGCAGAAATCTATCTGCAAGCTGCCAAAACTTCCGCCAATGGAATGCTATGGCTGCAGCCAACAAAGAAGGGATGATGAAGCCGCTACTGCAAAGGTGCTAGATAACGCAAAAGAAGTCAGCTGATATGTTTGATTGCAATCTATGTGAAAGCACAGCACAAGAAATTTGTGCCAACTGCCAGCAACAGATATGCGATCAGTGCATTGGCAGCACAATCGAAGGCCAGCATTTTTGCACTAACTGTGAAGATATGTTTGCGGCCACTGAAGAAGATCCGATTTATTATAACTATTGAGAAAAATATAATGTTTAGAAAAATATACACAAGAGAAAAATTGATTGAAATATGTGAATCTGCATTTGTTCAGCAAACAAATTGGAGAAATCGTGACAGTGCATCAGCACAAATTCAGCTTGGTCAAGCATTTGCTTTGTTGAAAGCTGGTTGTGATTTTGATATCAAATACACCAAAGAAAAAACAGGATGCCACACCAATGAAGAAACAATATGGATTCAATTTTATGTTCACGATTTTTCTTATTTTGAATATCAAATGAATGAAGATCCAGAATATCGTGGTAGTGATTCAAATGATTATCATTTCTATTTGCCGACACGCCAGCGGCTGGATGAAGTAAAAGGCGCTGACTGGTACTAGTTATGATCCAATCAAACGCACTAGAAGTTTTGAAGGAAGGTCACAATGTGTTTCTGACTGGTGAAGCTGGATCTGGAAAATCACACACCATTTGTGAATTTGTGAAGTGGATGAAGAAGGAAGGGATCACGTATGCGATCACTGCCACTACTGGAATTGCCGCATCACACATCAACGGCAGCACTATCCATTCATGGGCAGGGCTTGGCATCAAACGGCGGCTGACAAAAGAGCAGGTTGCAGGGATCAAACGCAATCAATGGGTGGCCAAGAAAATCAAAGCCACTGATGTTTTGATCATTGATGAAATTTCCATGATGGATGCCGTGGCGCTTGAAGATGTAGATGCAGTGCTACGCGCTATCAGATCCAAACTAGAGCCATTTGGTGGCCTGCAGGTGGTATTTGTAGGTGACTTCTTTCAATTGCCGCCAGTGGTGCGTGAGCCAGAAGAACGGCTGTTTGCATTTGAATCTGGATCATGGGAATTGGCAATGCCAGAAGTCTGCTATTTGACAGAGCAACATAGGCAGGATGATCCAGTATTTTTGGAAGTGCTGACTGCTATGCGGCACGGCACGATCACTGATCAGCACAAAGAGATTCTTGCAAAGTGCGCACTGACTGCAAAGCCAGTCACGCAGCTATATACGCACAATGCCGATGTGGATCGTGTGAACGCAATGGAGCTGGCCAAGATAGATGAAAAGGAACACAGTTTCACAATGAAAACCAGTGGGATTGATTTCCTAGTTGCCACACTGAAGCGCGGATGTTTGTCACCAGAAAAGCTGGTGCTGAAGAAGGGCGCAACGGTGATGTTCACACGCAACAACTTTGATGAAGGATACGTGAACGGCAGCATTGGCGTGGTCACTGAATTCATGAAGAACGGGCTGCCAAAGATCAAACTGCAGAACGGCCAGACTGTGATGCCAGACAAAGCTGAATGGAAGTTTGAAGAAGATGGTCACGTGAAGGCGTGGATCAAGCAGATTCCATTGCGGCTGGCTTGGGCTGTGACGGTACACAAATCACAAGGCATGTCACTGGATTCCGCCAAGATGGATCTGTCGAAAGTATTTGAGTTTGGCCAAGGGTACGTTGCGATCAGCCGTGTGAAATCACTGGCTGGCCTGCACATCCGTGGATTGAATGACAATGTGTACATGATGCATCCAAAGGTGATCGCCGCTGACAAATTATTCAGAAAAGCTGATGGAGTAGCTAGCAAACTTTTATGAGTTGCGGCGAATTGTGCGGCGCAGAAGTAACAATCCACGATGGCACTACATTGCGCTGTGATCGGTACGTGCATGGAGTAGGTGAATATCATTCAAAACACTTCAGCCATCTTGTGGATGATTGGGGAAATAGGATTGGTGGGGAAATCACTTGGCCAAATTTGGGGAAAAAGCATTGATAGGTGCAGCAAGTCATGCTACAATTAGAGCTATGAACAATCCAAACACAGGATTCCGCAGAGTAGTGCGAACGCTATCAAAAATGCGCAGAGTGCTAGAGCTGCTTGAAGATAATGATTCAACATCATCATCAAAGTCTGGCTTGGAAAAGCGGCAAGAAAATCGAACTGAAGCAATTGAAATTATGAGAGATCTAACAAACAAACAAAAATGACATTGATAATGGCCGCCGTAAAAGGTGGAAAATCGTACATTGCTAGCGACACACAGGGAAGCAACCGATTCACCAAAGGCGAATACAAAAACAATAAGATCTTCAAGAAGGATCAGATGCTTGTTGGTGGATGCGGTAGCTACAAACAGTTGCAATTGTTTGAACACAATTTCACTTTGCCAGACAGAGTGGCAGACAGTACGCCGCATGAATATATGTTTGAAAAGTTTGCACCAGCAATCAAAAAATTCTTCAAAGACAACAACACAATCAGCACCAAAGATGCTGTTGACGCTATGGATAATGCTGAATTCATTTTGGTGTATGAAGGTCACTTGTTTGTGCTGCAGTCAGATCTTGCGCTACTAGAGCCAAAACGCGACTATGTTGCATCTGGATCTGGTGAGTACCACGCATACGCCGTCATGCAGGCACTACAGAAGCATGATCCACAGATTGGCATGAAGAAGATGTTGCAGATCGCATTTGAAGTGACTACTGATGTGGTCATGAGCGTAGGTGGTGAATTAGTAATAATTGAAAAACAATCATGAGTGAATATGAAAACAACCAAGGATGGGGAATGATCGTACTGATCATTATAGTAGCGTTGCTAGTCTGGTGGATGTGGTAGTGCAAGGATGTCGACAATGCGACAGTGAAGAAGTATTCACTGATTGTGTATCTTGTGGACTTGAGTGCTGTTTGGATTGTCTGGATCAGAATGAAGATGGTGACTATATTTGCATTGCACACCAATGATACAATTGAACTAGAAGCAACCAGCATGGAAGGAGTGTGATCATGCATAGACTGACAAAGGCACAACTGCGAAAGCGCAAGAAGCGCCGTTGGCAACACAAACCAATCCGCATGAAGTGGAAGGTCACAATGAAGGAGATCTGCAATGGATACGCAACTGCCACTTGATTGGCCAACGCCACAAGGCAATGGTGAATTGGACTTTGGTGAAGTGTCACCAAT